GTTTGCCATCCTTACTAAAACCTGTTTTACGTAGCTCATCGTCCTTTTCCACTTCAAAATAAAGGGTAGTCACATCATAAAAAACTATGCTTATTTTATTGTTTAATATTTTAACTGTATGGTTATATAATCGGTAAATCCATTTATCCGTTTTCTCAATTCGATTCGTCCGGTTTTTTGCAAATTAATTATAAACGCGAATCTCAATCGGTGTTCGAAAGCCTACACTGTTGGCCCCAACCTGTAGCAACCAACTGGAAGAGTTCCTCCTCCACCTAATATAGTTGCAGTACCAGGATTACTTAATTTTACTGACAATCTAAATATACCAGTAAAAGATGGATTGACTGCAGGGCCATAAGATTCAATTCCACAAACTTGTGAACCAGGTATAAATAGAGTGTTATCACTTATAACTGAAGGTTTCATTATTTTTTAATTATATTCGTTAAGTTTATTAAATTTCAACCAGTGTATATCCAATTATTTTTACATTGTTGCTTGAACCAACTTCATTTTCAGTAATTCTTAATTGTAAATTATAGGAACTGCTACCCGATAGACCCGACATCACACAGCTTTCAATTCCATAAGGAGTAAATAGTTGATCAAAAACGCGGCCTGTTCCTGGTTCAGCGTATGTTGAAAAACTCGACCTTATAATTCTTTTTGAATAAAACCCATTTGCTGTATTAATTACAATGCAGTCCATTTGGCCTTGAAAAGAAGTTGTAAAATATAGGCTTTCCATTGCAAAAGCGCCCTCGATAATTGTAACTTCAAAAAACACGGTAACTTTTACCGACTTGCCTGTATTTACTGTTAGTATAGGAATAGTATACGCATTACTTGAACTTGAGTGATTTGTATTCACAGGTATATAACGCATTTTGCCTGTAGTATTGCTACTACCACTTGCTCCTGCTATTGCATTATCCACATAATTTTTATCAACCAAACTCCTTCCATCGGAAAACTCAGAGGGTGCATCCCCGCTATAAATTAGTTCTGAATCAACATATAAGGGTTGAATATTTTCAGGGTCATTCTCAGGAAAATTTCTAAGATAGCCCGCTTGATAATTGAGCTCAAAACCTACGGCACAATGCATGCTAACGCCCCCGTCGCCACCCCTTGAGGTGTCAAATGAACCCTTACCAACACCTGCCCGGTTGCCACCTACTACCAGCCTGTCACCTTCAGTTAAGATAATATCATGTTCTAAAGTTTCATTTCCTTGAGATAATACTTGATTTAAAGAAGGAGTACTTCCTCCACTACCTCCACCCCCAATTGCTTCTGTAATAGCAGTAGTAACAAAAATTTTCTGTACATAATCATTATCTTGAACAACACTTGAAAAATCCTCACTTGCAGTAAGACCTCTTCCTCCTTCCTCTTTAGGTTTAGTTTGTATAAAATAAGCAGTATCTGAACAATATAAACCACTTCCTGTATAACATGTATTCTGTTCTACTGTTCCGTTACCGATAAGTATAGAACCTGCTTCAATGTCTGTAAAAGGACGATTAGGTTCATTATCTTGCCTTAACATAAGACTGCCTGAAATAGGAGGGCCACCATCTGCTGTACCAGCAATACGATTAACATAACGAGTATTCACATAATTTTTATCAACCAAACTCCTTCCATCGGAAGGCTCAGAGGGTGCATCCCCGCTATAAATTAGTTCTGAATCAACATATAAGGGTTGAATATTTTCAGGGTCATTCTCAGGAAAATTTCTAAGATAGCCCGCTTGATAATTGAGCTCAAAACCTGCGGCAGAATGCATGCTAACGCCCTGGTCGTCACCCCTTCCGGTTTCAAATGAACCCTTACCAACGCCTGCCCGGTTGATTCCTACTACCAGCCTGTCACCTTCGGTAAGCTGAATATCGTGTTCGCCGGTTTCATTACCAGCGGCCAACACACTTGCCAGTGACCCACCACCACTACTATCATTAATAGCGCCTTGCAATTCATCATCTAAATCATTCATGGCTATCTTATCACTCTTGTGCCTGAATGAAAAAAAGGTGTTCCAAAACTGGCCTTGTGTTGGCTTCTTGCGCCTGCGAAACCATTCCTGAATTGTATTGAAAGGCGTAACCTGTAAGCTCATAAGTATGTTTTAAATTCTTTCGATGTAAAGTATTACTGTGAATGGTTGGCGGTTTTCGTGGGCATCAACCGTTCCACTTGAATTGCCTGCATAAGAAGTATTAACATTACTCCTGAACAACCCACCACCAACACCACCGGTGATTTCAAAGTCGCTCAGCATAGAATAATCATTGTTTGGACCAACTCCCGAAACAGTATGCCTGTGTGTAAACTCATTTGGAGCAAGGATGTGTTTTTTCTCACCATACTGGTTACCAACGACATTGTAAAGTGCATCCCAAGCGGCATCGCCTCCCGAACTGCTGCGCCGGTCGTAACCCAATGGCACACGGCTTTGCATTAAATCGCATATTTTCCAACCCTGCCAGCGCCATTTACCAAGGCCGGTACTAATGTCAAAATATGCAAGCTCGCTGTTATTAGTTCTAATTTCTACGGCACCAGAACGTCTCGTTTTCCTAAGCAATACATCTTCATAAAACTGGCTGGTGTCGTGGTTATAAACTATATGCGGTGTACCCGGCGCTGAACTTAGCCACGTGCCTGCATTGCCCAAGTAAACAGGAAAAGCGCCCGAATAAGCAGGGAAAGCAACCGTAATCCCACCAATAAACGCCGTACCTGCCGTAATGGTTACGTTTGAACCAGCCAACGTGGCAATACCACCTGAAAGTATTACCTGTTCGCCAAAAAGCATTTTTACAAACAGATTTTGAATATTTACAAAACCGTCATTAAGGTTTTGGGTGCAAAATGGCATTCTTGCAAAATCGCTAAAAGGATAATTGCCGCTTGAAACACTTGTAAACCGCATGCGCTTTGTGCTATATACAGTTTTTGAAGTGCCATCAGCAAACTGTTCGTTTTCTTGCAGGTTCTCTACATACAAATATGGCAGCAAAGCACCGCCTAATACTGGCAACAGTTCGCCATTAAGCACAACAAACCCATTGCCAATTGAGCCACCGGAAATACTTAAGCCGCTTACAATAACTTTGTTTCCAAAGCATGCACCAACAGCATCAATGGCCTGTGAATATGCTATTTGTAAAAAATCGAGTGTATTTTGGTACACGTTAAGGCCACCTAAATAAGTAAAATCAATTTGTTTATTCATACAATTTGAATAGAGTAAGTTTTTGAAGGTGTTTTAAACGTATCTATAAAGGCCCTTATTTCACGCATATCAAATGGAATCCATATTGATACCTGCACTATAAAATCAACCGAAAACAAAGAAGCCTCAGAAATGGTATACAAAATAACCGGCTCATTTTCCAATTTTTGTTTAAAAACAACCGGCTTGTTTTCTTCAACCTGGTAAAGCACTAAGGAAAAGTATTCAACAGCGTCTACAATTCTAATCCGCCGTTCAATAGTATCATACTTATCATTCAGCGCCTTTTCCATTCGCCATATCTGGCTATCAATTTCAACCCAATAGGCTATGTAATCCCGCTGTGCAATTAATCGGTTATGAAGTACATTTACAGGCTCACAGGCACTATCAAGCATGGCAATAAATGCACTGCGCCGCATAAGTATTGGTATTAGCCAGCGGGCTAATTTTTTCCAGTTAACACTATATATTTTGTCTGTAAATGCCATCTTACAATATTGCGGTTTGGGCTATAAATTCTAATACTAAATCTGAATTGCTGTTAAATCGTAAGTACCCGGCATCCGGCGTGTACATGCCGTTTACGGCAGTAAACGGCAACAAACCAAATGAGGCTTCACACTCAACCAGTTCGGGTATTACAACACCTGTAACATTTTGTACTGCATCTATATGGTATGTTGGAACGTAAATGCCATTGAAAGGCAGTTTGGTCAAATAGTTCCTTATGGCGTTTTGCACTGGTTCATTATCACTTCCATCAAGTCTGCCACCAGTAGCACTTAACAATAATGGGTCATAATAAATAATCCATTTTTGTTTAAGGCTGTCTGCGACCTGGTTTACAAAATCCATCTTTACGCCTGCATCTCTTTGCGTAGTTAAAAACCATTCTACGAATGCCGCAAACTGTTCATCAGGTAAGGGTTCTAAAATGCCAGCATTGTCGTGTGCAATTTTCATACGCAGGTACACCCGGCCAAACTGGTTTTCCTGTTCAACTACAGCGGCATAGTTCACCACCTTGCTTGCTGCAATCTCATCGGGTGTATATCCATCATTATCAAAACCCGACCGGTCTTGATTAAGCGGAAAACCAAACTGAAATTTTTTAGCCTGTTCCGCATACCAGCGGGCAGAATGCGGTTTTTTTAATGCCAATGCCTGGTTGGTATCAACAAGGGTTTTATCAAAAATATTTTGCTGCAACCAGAGTATGAAGGCAATGCAGTAAAACACTATCGATTCAATACTTACTACTGAAAATTGCTCCTCAAATGTTTTTGTTACATCAAGGCCGTAGGCATCTATAATAGCATCGTTGTCAATGTAGTTATCAGTTATTACTTTCTTTATTTCTGCTATCGTTTGTGCCATTGTTAATTGATTAGTCAACTATAAAATCTTCCTCTATTGTCCAAAAGTCAATGCCTTCATCGCGTTCATCTTCTGGCAACAATGTTTCAGCAGTTGCGGGGCTTCGGTTTTCTTTTTTAAAAAACGTAACCGTTGCTTTGTCAATTACCGGCGCACTTAAAACAATCTGCCGGTTTAATAAATCTTCGGTAACGCTAAGATTATTAAGGGTGGCCAATGAAAAAGCGGCCTCAGCCGTCCCCGATTCCTGCATGCCAATATCAAGCAGGCTTTGCCTGTCTTTAACTGCTATATTCGGCATCTATCATAAGTGTTTTATTTAAGTCAAAAACTACATCATTCACCTTTTGTCCGTCTAATTCTAAATGTTCGCGTATACGCCTGCGCCATGCCAAAAAATCCTGATCTAAAACAATATCGTTAATGCCAACACCCATGCGGGGCAACTCTTTTATTTCGCCCGGCTGTACTGTAAGAATAACACCCTGGTTCTGATACAAGGAATCTCCTATTTTAACGCCTTTCTGTATTTTACCATAAGCATCACGCACAGGGGTTATAATAATATCAAAATCGTTATTAATTAAAATGCCCTTGTCTTTCATTTTATACCATTTTTCCAATTCCGGTAGTAGCGCCACTATAAGAACCGGCTGTTAGTGTTATACCCGCCTGCACATCGCCACTTTTTACAAATAGGTCAATCAGGCTTGCCAATCTTTCCGCATACTCTTCAAAAGAATCAGCATCGCGGGTAATCATATCCTGCTGCAATTCTTTTATCCCGTTTGCCAGTGCTGTTTTATCAAGTGCCATTATTCATTTTATTTATTCTTCACCCTATCCAGTGCCGGGGTGAGGTTACTTTAAAAGCTGTTTAAAGCTCGTTTCAAACTGCATTATACTTGCTACCGTATCTGGCAGCGGCGTACCGCTTGGCCCGTCCGGTGTATAAACTTTAAACTGTTTTAGCAGGTCGGTTAACTGCTGTAGCAATCCTTTAAGGCCCACTTGCTGGTTTTCTATTAAAAACTTTCCGGTGGTTGTATCTAATTCCAGCTTAAAGCCATCCTGTTCGTAATTTATTTCTTGCAGTTCATCCACCTGCAATACTGCCAAATCCTTTAAATCATTAGTAAGACTACCTACTAACACCATGCTGCCAACTTTTGGCAGCAGTAGCAATTTATTGCCACTTCCGTTTATTGTTGCCTTTAGCCGCACATCCGTTAATTCAAGATCGCCATAAACAACGGTGCAGCTTTCACCGGTTATGGCCTTAACCTGCATTGGTACAATTGGCAGCGTTGGCGGTTCTAAAACAGCCGCTTTAAGTGTATCAATCAGTTTTCTTAAGTTATCCATTGCTAACCTTTATGCCAATCTGTACTTTTCTTACACCGCCGCTTTCGCTAAAGGTTGTTGTTACAGATTTTGTATAATACCATCCATTTTTGTACTCAAAATCTTCATCATCAATTTTTGCGCTGTATCCGGGTTCTATGTATGGTATCAACCAAGTGGTAATATCACCTTCAAAACCGTCAAACAGTTGCCGCCTGTATTCTGCATCTGCCAGCAGCTTCATAGCACTCTCGCTTAAGCCGCTGCCCTTAATGGTTATTTTATCGCCGCCGGTTGTGCCGGTAGTAACTTCTTTTTTCTCGCCATCAGCACCAATGTTTTCAACAACAATTTGTACCTGTTTATCCTCAGCGGTTTTATATTTTAAAGAGCTTCCTTCAATATTCTGCTGAAAGGAATATGCAACCTTTCCGTGTTCCTCTGTATATGGCGGGTGAATATTCAACACCCCGTTTTTTATGTAAATATTTCCCTTCGTTTCATCTTGCAGCTTTTTAAGAACATCGTAAGCTGTTGCGCTGTTTATCACAAATTTGTCATAGTCAATAGTAAGGCTGCAATTAATGGTTAATGGTGCAGCAGTTTGGTCAACCAGGTATTGTGCAATTGTTTTTACAGAAGTATTTTCAAATTGCTTGTTTGCCACTGGCTTACGTAACAAAAACAATTCATCTTCACAGTTCAGCACTAAGCTTGTATCATCTGTACCAATGTTTAGCAAGTAGCCCTCAAATTCAACTACAAGCAGATTATCATAACCAAAAAGAACTTTTACCTTATCGCCTCTTTTAACTACTTGCCCACGTCCGGCATCAACTGGCTTGTTATTGGCATACAGTGGAACGGTAATAGTACAAGTATCAGCCAGCAGATCAACGCTTTTATGAATTTCGCAGCTTTCCAAAATGGCAAGCTGATAAGTGCCAACTGTTATCTGCCAGTTCATATCATAGTACATGCTTAACTGTCAATTTTTATAAACAAATCCCAATCATCATCACTGTATGCACTAATGGTGTATGCCTGGTTTTCTTCACCCTTTGTAAAAGGAAAATCATATTTTTCAATTACTATCCTGGTAATGCCTAAATACAGTAACAAATCGCATTCTACAATTATTGGTTCGCGGCTTTCTGCAATTTCAACCAAGCGCTTAAAATCTTCTTTGGGGTATGTCCAGTCATCAAGCTTGGTAAGCATACCCGTAATGTTAATGGTGTAGTCATCTGTACTCCAACGCTCTTTTATACTGCCTCTTCGGGCCTTGCCGCTGTTGCTTATTTTGGCCACGTTGCGCCGGGTAAGCTTGTTACCTCCACCAATAGTTATCATTGGTTCTGTGGGCAGCATCCACTTGCGGTTATCATTCCAGCTTTGCGGCTTAAGTGTTATCGGAAAACACATTGGCACGCCCATAATGCTATAACCAACAGTGGTTAATTCTGTAGCAATGCTTTGCACTTCATAACTTTCACCGTCTGTTTTTCCTACAGTTTCGGTGCTGTTTGCAAAACCATCTGCACTAATGATCTTTGTTTCACGATCACGGATAAAAAACGGGACGGGCGGCAAAACATGCCCGCCAACAACGCTGCCAACATACTCACCGGCCAATGCACGGGCCTTATCCTCCGCCGCAGCAATGTCAAGCCATGGTATGGTAAAAATGTTACCCATTTACTGGCTACCTCCCAATGCGGCACCCATGGCCACAGCTCTTGTAAGTTCATCTACAATCACATCACCAATTTTCTTAGCACCTTCTTTCATGTTTCCAGCGGCAATGCTTAGTTGGCCAATCTGGTTGCCGATTGTAATATGCACAGTGGTATTTTTTGTTCCGCCGGTGGCAATGTCTTCGTTTGTCTTTGTGGTATTGTCGCCACCCGGCGGTTTTGGTGTATTGCCGGTTGGTGCGCCCGGCATATCAGGGTCGGCAATGCCGATGCCCAACTTGTTTTTTATATCGCCAATAACATCTCTTTCGCTATTCCAGCTCAAACTATTGCCGGCTGCTGCAAACTCTTTGCCCGATTTATCATACAAATCATTCACTGCTGCTCTGCCGCTTGCCACTTTATCAGCTTTCGCTTTTATCTCAGCGCCAATCTCGTTCAACTTTTCGGAGGCACCGGCCTTGCCCATTAAGTTCATAAGGTGGTACCATCCTTTTTCAAGGGTAAGCATGCCTATTTCAATGCCAGCAATCATTGCTTGAAAATGCCATTTGGCGTCTGCGACAAACGCCTGCCACAGCAAGTTTGCACCTTTAACCGTATGATCCCACATGTTACCCCATCCATCTGTCTTCATTATAACATAGCCTATTGCGGCTATAAGTGAAATAATGAGAATAATTACCCAACCTACCGGATTGTTTATAAGTAAGGCGTTTAATACAGCTTGTGCAGCGGCCCATCCGCCTGTACTTGCCGCTACTAAAAAATCCCAGGCAGCCTTTAATTTTTGCTGAATAATCAGCCGGTTTACCCAGGCCCATTGTATGGCCATACCAAGCGTTAAAAGGGCAAGCAAAGCAGTTAGACCAACTATCCAGGGGTTGCCGCTTTGTATAGCAGCCACCCAGCCGGTAAAAAAGCCTACTATTTTGTCAAGCACAAAATTTACTCCGTCAATTACTATTGAAGCGATGGCAAAGGCAGGAACTAACAAACCCCCAACTATGCTACCCACTTTAATCATTAGCACTTGTACTTTACTCCATAGTTCCTGTATTTTTTGTAGCGGATGTTGCGCAGCTTTTAGCGCCTTACCTATTTCATCATTCTTAGCGCCATCGCCAACAGCCCTAAGGCTTTCATTTAGCTTATTAGCATCGCCAGCCATTACAATAAATGCGCTTCGGGCCTCTTTGTCTACCAAACCCATCTTCTCAAGAAACTTGCTCTTACCCTCATCGCTCATGCCAGCCATGCGTTTATTAAGATCGCCAAATATGGCACCCAGATCACGCATGGAACCTTTATGATCAAAAATTTTAACGCCTGCTTTTCCTAAGTTTTTACGCACATCATTTTTGCCCATTGCGCTGAATGCATTTTCCATCAGGGTGGCACTTCGGGCAGCATCAAATCCCTTACCAGTCATATAGGCAAACATTCCAGCAGTTTGCTTGTAGTTAATACCCAAAGAATTTGCACCGCTTATCAAATTGGGCATATAGGCGGCAAAATCTTTAAACTCACCAGCACCAACCCGTTTAGCAGCTAAAAAAGTATTCAGCACATCATCCGCTGTTATGCTGGCATCTCCCAATATACTTTTGGTTTGCGCCAGGGCACCGCTTACTACGTCAATATCTGCACCGGTAGCTTTTGCACCTTTTAAAGCACTTTCAAAAACTTCCATGCTAGGGTTTATTTCGCCCATCTGGCTAATAATCTTTTCAAAGGCTTCGGGCACACGCCCCATATCCGCACCGTATTTTGTGCCAATGTTTTGCAGGTTAGTACCAAGTTTATTTAGCTCGGGTTGCGATAGCATAGCGGTGGCGTTTATTTTTGCCATGCCTTCGTCGAAACTAAAAGAAGCTTTTGCAGTAGATACCATTGCTGCACCTGCTGCCACTATAGAGTTGGTAATAAATTCAGCACCCGGCATAGATGCAATCGCATCTTTTCCCCATTTTTTAAGCTTGCTGCCGTCAATGGTCTCAAGCTTATTAATGCTTTTTTCAAGCTTTGTTATTTCGCCATTATATTTTTTTATGGTTGCAATTTCAGCCTGTGGAATCCAGTCTCTTTCATTTTTTAGCAGTTCCAGCTTTTGGCGCAAAGCGCCAACTGAACCACCAAAAACCTTCATGGTTTCGCCAGCTTCACGGCTTTGCTTTTCTAGTGCGGCAAACTTGTCCAACGCCTTATCGCTATTAATGCCAATGGCGGCAAGTTTGCCGCTCATTTTGTCATTAAGGCTAAGTACGTATTCTAAAATATTCGCCATAAATTGCAGTATGGAAATTCTGTTAACACTTTATGCTTTAGCCGTTTTGCTGGCTATCTCCGGCTGCCTGTTAAGGCTGCTATTACCGGTAGCATTGCTGCCTTTTGCATTTGTTCAGGCAGTTTTTAAAATGTTGCAAAACAAAAACGGCCAAAGAAAAAAGGGGCTGCTCATACTCGCTTGCGCCGTAATTATATTTTGCTGCATAGGCTTTTTTGCTAGCCTGTAAACATCACTTGCCCGCTTCTTTCTTTCTTATCCATTCCAGTTCTTTCAGGCGCATGGCCCATTCGTCGTCAGTGAGGCTGTCCGGGTCTTGTATATGCATATAGTAACGCAGTTGTGCGTTACTAATACGTATGTAGTCTTTTTTTTCGTTTACCCAGGCAGCCTCTAAAGCTTTGCTATAGAGGCCTCTTTTACCTGTATCAGTTCACCCAATACCTGCCCGGCACTTAAAAACAGCGTATCGTCTTTTTTAATGGCTTCATCGCCACCCAGCCAGCAGTTTTGCAGCAAAATTTCATTAAATTTTATTGGGTCTTTTCCGCCTACGCTGGTAGCATAGCTAAGCGTTTTGCGGTCGGGCTTTTTAAGGTAAGCCTTGTGGCCGTCCACATCAATCATATAAACATCGCCATGATGTTTTTTCCAGCTTTCTATTTGTTCGGGAGTTATTGACGTTTCCATGTTTTAAAATAGCTTTAATGTTGTTTTTAAATACAATTAGCTTAGGCGCACTGCCATAAAAGGAAGGGTTACTTCCATAAACTTATCGCCCTGTTTTAGCTCTTTGGGGCTTTCGGTAAAATAAATGCCACCAATAGTATTGGTTACTAAAGCATCGCCCTCTTGCGGGTTGCCATAATTTACAATAGCTATAAGGTTTTTAAGCCTCAGCAGGCTACCTTTGCCAGCTTTTATTAAAGCTTCAAGTTCGCTCTGCAACACTGTAATTTCTCCTTCAACGGTTACGTTACCGCTTTGTATGCTGTGCGGGTAGCGGCCTTTGGCATGCAATGCCTCCCGTTCTATTTTTTCGCTGTATTTAATACCACGAAAGCCAGTTACATCACGGCCACCAAGTATCAGCGTTAAATCAGCCCATTCGTATTCTCTGCTATCAAAAGGCATAATAAATATTTTTTTATTTTTTTATTTTTGTTACCCCCTCCCTTTCGGGGAGGGCCGGGGTAGGGCATTAGGCGCTGATCACCTGGAAACCTAAATACACGTTGATGTAGCGCGGGTAACCAAATGGCCGCACACGTATGTTTACATCAAGAATGCTGTTTGAAATAATGTTTTGATCAGGGTCTATATAGCATTTAACGCCACGGTCATTTGCATCCGTTACGTCTGCACTTAATTCGCCATTGGCTGTCATACCGCTGGCAATGGCATTTTCCACTTTAGCCTCCCAGCTTTTTACTATCGGCAATTGCAGGGTGCCCGTACTGGTTACCGGTACTTCGTCCAGCAATTCTTCCAACATAGTATCGTAAGCAATACGGTAAGCTTTATCAATCGTGCGCCGGGCGGTTAAGCTGCTGTAATCATCCGTATCCGCCGTGGCAGTAGGGTCATCGCTAAAAAAGTACCCGCTGCGGCCAATAAATGTGCGAAAGGTTATGTACCCTTTGTTATGGATGCTTTCCACATCTGCCTGTTCGGCTGGTTTGTCGTAAATGTAAATTTCAGGCGCTTTTACAGGGCCATCCTTTACCCTGCCAATATTGCGCTGCACGGGTATGCTGGCAATGCGGCCAGCCAGTACACCTACAGCGGCTTGCTTGCTGCTTACAACCGTATCGCCAATAAGTATAGAAATGGTGTTTTTTGTGTTGGTTTTAAGGTCAGCCAGGGCAACCGGGTTGCCGCTGTAGGCATAACCTTCAATGGCAATAAACACAGGTGCATATTTACTTTCCCGCGCCCAGTCTGCCAGCACACTTGCTTTAGTGAGTGCAAGGGCTACATCAGCATCAAGGCCATTGGTAATGGTTGGCGTGTAACCCCCGGCCGGTTTGCGGCTAACAATTAAACCACGCAACCGGCCATTGGCAGCATTAATAAGGGCTTTGCCTTTGGCGGCATCAGCCACATCTACCATGTCGCTTATCTTAACGGTATCGGCAAAAGCCATAATCCAGAGTTCGGCACCGTTGCCTGCTTCCGCGTAGTATTCGCTGGCAATTTTAAATATGGAAGGGTTGTTTGATGCTGTAATACCAAGCGCAGCAACCATATCAAGGTTACGCACTATGTAAGGCGTTGCAAGTGCAAAAGTGTTAGAAACGGTAGCACCCGTGCAAAGCAATCCCAACACACCATCAGCAGGCGTTACCACCTTACCTAAAGCGCCATTTTCAAAAAATATTTTTACCCTTGGTAACATAATAAGTATTTTATGCAGCCATCATGTTGACTGGCTTAAATTTTTGTAGTATTATCACTATTGTGCCGCTGGAATTTCAGAGCCAGTAACCTTCAATTCAGGCTTTTCAACTTTGCCTTTTTTTCCTTTAGCAGCTTCGGTAGTTTTATCGCCATCTGCTGCCGGTTCAGCATTTTTTTGGGTGGCCGGTTTTTCAGCAGTTTCAGGGGCAGGACGTTTATGCGTTTTAATATCCTTATCTTTTAAGGACACAGCATGGTTTTTGGCGTCAACCTCGCTATGAAAAAGCGTGTTGTCGCTTGTTTCAAATGCCTGGTTGCTATACGGGTAACCTTCAAAGTAAGAAGCTATATGTTTCATAAAATGTTGTTTAAATATGTACTTTAATTGGCAGCAGCAAGCATGGTATAATACGCCTGTTTTGGCTTTACTGCCGTATCTAAAATTTGATCGTAGTAGCTGTTTTCGGGCCAGTAGTTTTTAGTCCAGCTTGCGCCATCGTAAGTGGCACCGGTGGTAAATGCAGTACAGTTTTTACTTTTAATACAGGCATTTAGCAAAGTTGCATACAGGTTCGCCTGTTCCTGGTAATCGGCAGCAACTGGCTTAATTACAGGTATTGGCTTTGTTGGCAAACTATTAGGCTCGTAACCCCGGCTAAGCAGTACATCAGTTTCTGTAATTTGTGTTTCTAAACCAAGGGCCGCATAACTTTTTATGGTAGCCAAAAGCCCTGCCACAGTTATTTTCGGGCTATAATACAATCGCAGGTGCGCTTCCATACCCACGCCATCTATGGGTACATTATTCGTTACCAGCCAGGTCAGCAAATCAAATATTCGTTGTTTCTTAGGGTGTACATCGTATTCGTTGCCGTCTTCGTTCAGGTAAAGCTTAGCCTCAGGGTCTGCCTGGTGTGCCCATTCAAAGGCAAGTGCTATATAGTCTCTTTCATCGGTTGAACCAGCCTTATGAATATTTGTCCACACCACATTCTTTATACCTTTTGGGCAATCAACCGGTATGTTACCATTACACACCGATTCGTTTACCACCTGCCAGCTATCCACCGCACCAGGGTACTTATCTTTAAAGTGCTTTACTATAGTTTGTACGTGTGTTTTAAGTATTTCCTTTAGGGTATCTGCCGAAAAATTGCCCTGTTCAACCCAATCAGGTATAGCACCCACAAGCACCAGCGAATGGCCTTTAACCTTACCATGTTGCTTAATAGCAAATTCAACTATTCTATCAGCTACCGTAAAATCAAACTTTCCTCTCGTTCGTTCTACCATGCTAAAGCTTACACTAATGGTATAGTAATTAAAGTACTTTGCAATGGCTTCCATAAAGTTATTAGGCCGTGGGTATCTGTTCTGTATATCAGCAGTGCTTACACAAACGCCGAGCTTTACATTATTTTTCAGCAGAGCAGTTTTAAGATCAACACTTTCAGCATCAGCAGCATTACTAAGTACAGGTATAACTTTGTTTGTACCGGCAATTTGTTTAGGCGTTTGGCATGCAAAGGCAAACAGCAATAGCAGAGTAAAAAAAATAAATGTTTTCATGAATGTAATTTTTCGGTTAAGTGATTAACGGCTTCCGTCAGCCGGTCATTACTCATTTTAAAATCAAAAATGGCGCTCAGGCTTTTTCCGTTTATATCATCAATACGTTTTACCAGGCCGTCTACTTTATCATCGTAGGTTTTACGCAACTCTTTTATGTCGCTTTCGTACTTTATTACCAGTGCATCCATCTTACCGCGTACCTCTTTCTGCTCTTTCATAAAGTAAACAAGAAAGAAAGCCAGTACAGCAAGTGTGCCACCCGTTTGTACAATATCCTGTAAAATGGCTGCGCTTGCATCAAGTAACATCACAATAAAAGTTTTTAATAGGGGCATCCCTTTTTACGGGGACACCCCTAATGGACGGCTGGTGGTTGTGGTGGTTATAATTTTAAGAGGCTGCATCAATTACAGCACCAATGTTGGATGCTGCGTAAGGCAGGCAGATAAAGTAATGCCTGTAGGCAATTTCATTCTGCTGGTTACGTGCGGTTGGTTTGTCAAAATACTGTTTGGTCAAACCGGTTTTCTTCATTACGCCATCGCTGCAAAAAGCAACGGAAGCTTGTGAAGTACCGGCACCAGGTACAGCGGCAAATGCCAGCTTTACTTTTGTGCTAATGGTATAGAACGGGTTAGCACTGTATGCAGGCATAATTTCCCATCCGGCAACTTTTGGAACAATTGTTCCTTCGCGGTAGTTAACCAGTTGGTCGCCAAAGTTTTTACGATCAAGCAGCATGTCGCTGTAATGATCGGGGCTTGGTACAAACACGCGGCCAATTTTTGAATAGCCTTGTTTATCGAACTGCAAGCCCAATGCAACCAGGTCATCATACAGCAATCTTCGCCTGCCGCTTACAAGATCACCCGTGGTAAGCAATACCGGTGTTGCAGCTACGTTGCTGGCTGGTGCAAGCGCATGAATACCTTTTGCATACTTCTTTTCAAGAATAGCAGCAACATGCTGTTTGGTGGCAAAATCAATTTGCGGGTATGCAGCACCTATTACCTGGTCATCAGTAAGGGTAGTTACCAGCGTCTGATATTTATCCAGGTTAACGGTAACCTTACTGTCAGTATATGACTGTAATGCAAGCGGGTAAGTGGTGTTGTTGATTAAAACATCAGGCTTAAACACACTGGTTGGTATGTGGATGGTGTTTTGCTCACTTATATCGCCTTCGTTCACTTCCGTAACCTGAACATCTAATTCAGGCACGCGGTCAATCCAAGGCGCTATTGCGCCCAATATAATGTTGGTGCGTACCCTACGCAGCCATACTTCGGGAAAATTTGCAGGCATATTTTGTTTTTAAATTTTTGCAAAAAAGTGGGGCGGCGCTGGCATTATCGCCTCCCGCCCCGTGCTGGTTTTTCGTGGTGTTTATAGCTGTAAAGCGCTTTTGCTCCCTCCCTTTCAGGGCAGGGCCGGGGAGGGGCTATTCAGCAAACAGCGCCTTGTATTTATCGGGGTTTTCGTTCTTAAACGCAAGCTGCTTTTCAATACTTAGCTTGGTAAATTCTTCCAATGTTTTTACCTCAATACCGGTCGCTAAACCTTTTACAACTGTACCGGCTGCAAGGCTGGTTTTGCCCGGCATAGCACCAATCACTTTTGTGGCAAGCTCCAAATTACTTTCGGCAATGCTTAAGAACTGTGCATGCAATTCAGCGGTAATCTTACCGGCTACCACTGCTTCATCGCAAAGGGTTTTTGCAGCCGCTTTAGCCTGGTTGGCAACCTGCAATTTCAGTGCAGTGTGTGCGTCTTTTTCGGCCTTGTAATCGGTGGCAAGCTTATCAATGGCGGCGGCAAGTATTGCACTGTCTTCCGGCTGTGCAGTAAGGCAAAGCGCGGTAAGCGCCGTAAGGCTTAAAACAATTTTGTTCATAGTTTCGTTTTTTGGAATAGTTGTATTTGTCAGAGCGCTAAGCGTAAGTTTCACGGCATCTTCGCTAAGAAGTTCACCAGTTTCGGCAGCATACAAACGCAATGCATTTGCGTTGCTTGGTATGGCAACAATGCTTGCTTCATACATTTCACACGCGGTTAATTCCCAAACACCATCAGGTGCCATTTTCATTTTTTCGCGGTCAAATGTTACGCCTATGCTTGCAGCCTTTATATAACCACGCTGAACTTTACCGGCAATTTTTGCAGCAGCTTCATCTTCCGTGTCAAATTCAGGTTCAGCAGTAAGCGTTTCACCTTCGGTTTTAATATCTGTCCACTTACCTATTACAGCGCTTGTGCTGTTATAGTGCTGGTCGAGCATTACCGGGTTACTCTTAAATCGTTTTAACGAAATACCTTTTGTTGGTATACGAAAACCGTAGCTATTTTTTATTGTACCGTCCGTTAAAACAAATGGAACCATGCTAAGTTTTTTTTCTTTCGCTTGATATTGAAACACAAAAATGAGCGCCCGCAATGCCGCTTGCAATTAGTTGTGCAAACCTTGCGCTGTTATTTTAAAAAGGATATAGGGCATGGCAATTTTGCCCTATGTCAAAGGCAAAAACAATAAAAAAAACAGCAAAGCCAGCTGCTAAAAAAGCAGTGGTAAAACCCATTGCAAAAAAGCTTGCTGTAAAAAAAACACGGGCCAGTAAAAACGATGGCAACCGTGATTATGCATTTATCCTTTACATGAAGCGGGTGCCGCAAAACGACATTGCCGAACGCTGCAACGTAAGTATACAAACAATTACCGACTGGAAAACAAAAGACAATTGGGAGGCTAAGCGGGCCAGCAAAAACATAAGCATGGATACGCTTATTGTTAAAGCGCTGGAAAAGATAAACGGAATGCTGGATGAGGAAGACTTTAATGCCGATGCTTTTGCAAAAGCAGTAAGCCAGCTTAAAACATTAAAGCAGCGCAATACGGTGGATGATGAAGTAATGTGCCTCATGGATTTTCAAAATTTTTTGTTAGACCGCCGAATAAAAGAGGGTATTGATGATGATTTTATAAAACGCCTTACCCGTTTACAGGATGCATTTATTCAAAACAGATTATGCAATTTAAACAGTAATTAAAATGGCTTTTAAAGCAAGCAAAGAATTACTGCAACGCTGGGCAGACCGGGTTCAGTGGATACTGGCAACCACTTTTACTGGCGAAGACAGTGAAACCGTAAAGCATGCCCGAAAGAAACGTGCTTTGAGCGATTATGGCTTTTATGTTAAAGAATACTTTCCCCACCTCGCTACAAAAGAAACTGCAAAATTTCAAAAAGATGCTGCACACATTATTAAGCGTTGCAAAACCATTCGGGCGTTGCTTGAATGGGCGCGTGGACATGCAAAATCTTCGCATGCATCCTTGTTAATTCCACTTTGGTTGCTTTTGCAGGATGAACTGCACTTCATGGTTTTGGTCAGCAAAAGCCAGGATGCAGCCGTGCGCCTGCTTAGTGATCTGCAAGCCGAACTGCAATATAACGAAAGATTAATTGCAGATTTTGGCCCGCAAGTAGTGGAAGGCAGTTGGACGGAAGGTGAATTTAATACCACCAGCGGAGCAAAGTTTTTGGCATTGGGCCGTGGCCAATCGCCACGCGGGTTAAAAAACCGTGGAAGAAGGCCCGATTACATTGTGGTTGATGACGTTGATGATGATGAATTGGTATTGAATCCGCGCCGTGTTGGCCAGGTGTTAGAATGGATTTTAACCGCTCTTTTTGGCGCTATGGAAGGCGGTCGCGGAAGGCTGGTATTTGTAGGCAACAGGCTGGCAAAAGATAGCGTTTTAAGCCGCTTTGCCCAATTAAAAGGCATACACCACACGGTGGTAAATATGCTTGATAAAAAAGGCAAAGTAACATGGCACGAAAACTATACCCTTGCGGAAGTTAATGCCATTATTGAGCTGATTGGCGAACGCCGATTTCAAAAAGAATACATGAACAACCCTATAACAGAAGGTACCGTATTCAAACAAAAACATATTGTGTATGGTAAAATATTGCCGCTTAAGCAATACCGCTCTCTCGTATGCTATACCGACCCATCTTTTAAAGACAGCAATACAGCAGATTACAAAGCAACTGCATTATTGGGCAAGGCTCCAACGGGCGAATATCATTTGCTTAAAATGTACGCCGGTCAGGTAAGCGTAAGCGAAATGGTTGCATGGCATTACGACATTGAAAAATGGATTAATGGTGAAGTTCCTGTTATGTATTTCATGGAAAGCAATTTCATTCAGGACTTGCTTTTGAATGAATTTACAGAGGTTGGCAGGATCCTTGGTCACCATATACCTATACGTGGCGATGATAGAAAAAAACCTGACAAGTTCGCCCGTATTGAGGCCATGCAGCCACTGTTTGAACGCCGCTTACTGATTATAAACGAAAAGGAAAAAGAAAGCGAAGGCGTAATTAAACTGGTTGAACAGCTGCTAATGTTTGAGAAAGGCAGCAAAAGCCACGATGATGCACCAGATGCATTGGAAGGCGCTGTATTTAAACTAAACCGGCGAACACAAGCCACTAATACCACTTATAAATATGGCAAGCGCGTTAGCCATCGTTTTTAATTCACCATTCACCATTCACCATGTTTATCGAAATTGAAGAACTTAAAACGGTTGTTTATCAATACGAGATTGAGCAAATAACTGAGGCAGACGATGATATTATAATGATGGCCATACTTGCCGCAACTGATGAAAGCAAAAGTTATATACGCGGCAACAATAAAAAGGAATGGTTAGATGGGCGTTTGCAATACGATGCTGATGCAACATTTAATGCTACAGGTACAGCACGGCATGCGTTGTTGCTTGAAATGACTAAAAGCATAGCCTTGTGGTATGTTATACGTCTATGCAATGTTGACATAATATATGAAAACGTGAAAGAACGTTACGACCGTGCCACTACCTGGTTAACAAAGGTTTCAAAAGGCGAAATAACCTTAGACCTGCCAACACTTGATACCACCACCACAACCAGGCAACCTTTCAGCTCCGGAAGCCGAAAAAAATTCAACCACGAATAAAAAATACTTATGCAATTTTCTTTCTCTTTTTCCCGTGGCAAAAAAACATTAGCAGCTTCAACACCCGATAAAAAAAGGGTACTGCCAAACACCCTTAAGGCAGTAAGCCGAATGCGTGCCGATATAAAGGTTTGGAATGATGCCTACAACCAGGCAATGGCAGAGGAGGCAAAGAATTTTGCCTTGCAGTTGCTGTATAATGAGGCAAGGATTGATGCATTACTTACCAGCCAGGTTGAAAACCGCCAACAGCAAATCTTTTCTATCCCTTTTAAACTAAAATCGGCAACCGGCGAAGTGGATGAAGAACAAACAGCATTGCTTAGCAAAATGCCTATTTACCGGCAGCTATGCAAAGCAGTGTTAGATAGCGTGTATTACGGTTACAACCTGGTTGAACTGGAACTTAGCAAAACCGATGCAGGCATACAGGCAAACGCCATTGTATTGCCACGCACAAACGTTGTACCACAGCTTGGCTTGTACTTCAAAGATTATTCGGAAGATACTTCTATTAAGTACCGCGAAATGCCCGAATATGGCACTTACATTTTAGAGTTTAATACAGGCGATCTTGGATTGCTTAACAAGGCAGTGCCGCACGTATTGTTTAAGCGATTTGCACAAAGCTGTTGGAGCGAACTATGTGAGATATACGGCATACCACCGCGCTATATGAAAACCAACACACAAGACCCCACCATGCTTAAACGTGCCGAAAGCATGATGAGTGATATGGGGGCGGCTGCATGGTTCATAATTGATGAAGAAGAAACCTTTGAATTTGCAAAAGTTGACAGCACCAACGGGGATGTATATAAAAACCTGATTGCGCTTTGCAATAACGAAATAAGCTTGCTGGTAAGTGGTGCCGTTATTGGGCAAGATACCGTTAATGGCAACCGTTCAAAAGAAGACAGCAGCCAGAACATGTTGTTTAACCTGGTTAAGGCAGATATGGCTTTGATTGAACAATCTTTCAACAGTATCATACTTCCGGCACTGGCAAAATTGGGCCTTATAAAGCCGGGCATTATGGGCGAATTTGAACAGGTGCCCGATTTGGAAAGCCTTTGGAAGTACACCAGCGGCGCGCTGCAATACTTTAATGTAGACCCTGAATGGATTAAAAAAACCTTTGGCATTGAGGTAACCGGCGAAAGGGCAACGCCTGCCACTGACCCGGCAGCAAAGCAGAAGTTACAGCTTTCTGATTTTTTCGGGTAGCCCCGTGGCAATTGTATTGCCACACACAAGGGGCTAAGGCTGTTTACATAGGGCTGCATTACCAGTTGCAAAAGCTATATGCCGAATGCTGCGAACCCTTGCGTGCCCTCACGCACGAAATACTCTTGGACGGCATACCTGGCATAAAAGCCGTAATGAGCGCCTTTGATGAAGCCGCCAACTGGCTGCATGGCAATAAAGGCTTTGCCGCTGCCGATTTGCAGGCTGCACCAGTTAAAAAGCTTACCGAAAGCACTTTTAATGTGCTTAAAAACGCCGTTAACACCGGCGTTAGCCAGCAAATGCCGCCTGCCATCAGGGCCGCGCTGGAAAAGAATGTTTTTGTGTTTAGCAGCATGAAAACCTACACCCAGCTAAAAGAAGCAAACGACTTGCTGCTAAACCCCGATGGCAACATAAAGCCAAGGCAGCAATGGTTGCAGGATGTAAAACCGTTATCGGCGAAATACAACGAACAGTATTTGGAAGCAGAACACATATTTGCAACCCGTAGCGCCCAAATGGCCGATAAATGGCAGCAGTACGAACAGGATGGCGACCGCTACCATTTACAATACCGTACCGCACAGGATGATAAAGTAAGAAAAGCGCATGCGGCATTAGCCAATATTACCCTGCCGGTCGATGACCCTTTTTGGAACAGCTATTTCCCACCAAACGGCTGGCGGTGCCGCTGCACAGTCGTACAGGTGCGTAAAGGAAAATACGAGGTTACCGATAGCGATACAGCCAATAAATTAGGCGATGTGGCCACCACCCAAATTGGTAAGGATGGAAAAAACAAAGCGGAAATTTTTCGCTTTAATGCCGGTAAAGAGAAAAAGGTTTTCCCGCCCGGCCACCCCTACACCTACAGCGGCAATTGCAACACGCAATTGGCCAATGAAAACAACGATAAGTGCAAAGCCATAAAAGCGGTGAATGAACAGGCGGATGAACGGTTTGGGAAAAAGTACAGCGTTGCAGAAAAACAGGCCGTTTATGCCAAACCTGTGGAAGATCAATATACTACCCTACATTCCGATAACGACAGCGGTGGAAAGGTGTTGGCACACCAGCTTTTAAACCCCGAAAAAAGCGATTTTAAAAATGTACTGGCAGTGGCTAAAGAATTTGCCAAAAAAGGCGGCAACGTGCTTATGCCCCCTGAAATACACTTTAGCGAAAAAGAAGCCAGGGCAAAGCTATTACCAGGCATAAAAGGCAATTCAAACCCAGATATAAAAATAGGGGAGCAATACTTTGACGTAAAAACGCCAACAGTAAAAAGTAAAGCCGTAAAAAGGATGATAGAAGCGGCTGAGCAAGAAACAATCCCTGTAATTACAGACTTGCAACAATCTTTTACGGCAAAAGATGTGGATTACTTGTCAAACAGAGCTTTTAACGACATTAACTTTTTAGGCAATCAGATAAACTGGCTTGTAAAAGGAAACCTGTTAGTAAAAATTAAACAGGCGAAAAAGTAAAACCTTTTCGCCTGAGTCTGCCCGAATACGCAATCCCGGCACCACAAATATAATACATTATATGGCCACCACTTTCGATAATTTTTTACACAACGTACTTAAAGACTTGCGGGTAGAGCTTACCGATGAATTTGACCGCAATTTTGAGCGCAAAGCATTCTTTACGGATGCATGGCCAGCCACAAAAAGAGCGGTAAGCCGTGGCAGCCTAATGATGCGTACTGGTGACCTGAGAGCGGGCAACAAAACGGAAGTGCTTAGCAACGGCCTTTCTTTCACAAACAGCATGCCGTATGCTGCCATCCACAACGAAGGCGGCACGCTTACCGTTACCGCTGCTATGAAAAAATACTTTTGGGCAATGTATTACAAGGCATCGGGGGGAGTAACCACAAAAAAGAGTGGACAGGTAAGCAAAAGCAAAAGGAACATGGCCTTAACACAAGAAGCGGAATATTTCAAGGGGTTGGCATTAATGAAAGTGGGATCTAAACTAAAAATACCACAGCGGCAATTTATTGGCCCTCATAATAAGGTGGATGAAATGGTACAGCAGGTATTAGATGAAAATGTAAAAGAACTGGCTGCCTACATTGCCCAAAGGCTAAAATAATAAAAAAGTAATATGGAACAAATTATTGATGATGTTACCACACGCCTTGCCCTAAAAGTGCCAGCATTAAAATACATTGACGAAGATTGGGGGCAGCTTGATTTTTACCAGCCCCACCCGCCGGTAAAATGGCCCTGTGCCCTGGTTGATGTAGTTTCTGCCACATGGACTAACAGCGGCCATTTGCAACAGTTGGGATTATTGCAGGTGAAAGTGCGCATTGCCGATTTGCGCCTAAGCAACAGCAGCCAGCGTGCGCCGCTCACGCAAAAAGTAGCTGCTGATAGCATTTTTGTGCTGTTGCGCAATGTGTACATTGCCTTGCACGGCTTTACCGGCGGGCAAAATTACAGTGCGCTCATACGCACCAACAACAGTAGAATAAGACGGGAAGATGGCGTTCGCATTTACGAGATAACCTTTACTACCGAAATGAAAGACAACAGCGCCATGCCAGTAATTGCAAAAGCACCAAAACCAACGGCAAGGCTAGCCGTTCAAAAGGCTGTTTAACCCCCTCTCCTTTGGGGAGGGTTGGGGTGGGGCCAAAAAAATGGGCCGTGTAGAAACACCGCCCGTTAATCCAATATTCCAACCCTAATCAAATTTGCTTGTATTTCTCCCCTCTCCTTTGAGGAGAGGGGCCGGGGGTGAGGCTTAAAACATGTCTATTTGCCGGTAAGGCTGCTGCACCACATCACTTTGCTTCATGTTCTTAATGTTCATCCAGGTGCGGTAGCTTATATAAATGCCCCGTTTGGGAAACTCATGCCTTATAATCTTACTATCCGGCACATCCGTTTCTTTTACGCTGGCATACACTTCTGTAATATGCCGCACAGTTTTTAAGTAATTTTTACGATTATAAGCCACAACTGTAGCAAAAATAAACGCAAAGGCCGCGCTATCAATAAGCACGGCCTTTAAACCTTTACACATAGGTTTTGTGAATTACCTCTGTTCGGGCATTTCTTCAAACATTACTCTAAAAGCTTCCATAAGTTCTTTTAAAAAGATTCTATTGGCAGCTACGTGGGCAAGGCCGCATAGTTCGGTATCTTTTAGCGCATACTGCGTGTATTCCCAATCAATTTCTTCCAAATGCTTTACCATGCTTTGCGGGTCGTATTCTTTTTCTGCCAAATGCACCACGCCCGCCATATTGTACTTGCTTTGGATAATTGTTTGCTTACTCATTGGGCACCTCCTTGTGGTAAAGCAGCAAGCCGCCTTTGTTTGGTTTCAATATTCAACTTGCGGGCAATAGTATTGGTAATAATAGCCTTGCCATATTTTCCCGATACAATAAGTTCACCCCTGCCATTGCGCCAAAACTCTTGCGGGTTTTTGCGCTGCCTGGCACTTCTTGCACCGCTATGCGTACTGCACCCACAAGCTTTAAGTAATTGTAAGTAATTGTAACCTTCTCGCTGTCCAAACAAATCATAATCCATTTCCAGCCTTGGCAATATAAAACCTATCCAATCCCTGTAACGCTTTTCAATGGAAATAAAATAACGGCGAATTTGTCTGCCAACTTCATTGCATTCCAACATTGCCAACTCTTTAGCAGTGTCAAGCGTAAGAAGATAATCTTTTGCATTATGACCCCCGCTTCCTGTTTTTTGCTTCCCAAATTTGGGAAGCAAACCATCACTTTTGATTCCCAAATTTGGGAAATCAAAGTAATCGATTCGGGGTTCAAATCCGTATTCATTAATACGCCTTTGAATCCACATCGAAAACTTTGTTGGAACATTAAGCCGTTTGTGTAGATAATTGGCAGAAACAAGCAGGTTTTCACCCTGCTGAATAATAGGTAGCTCATTTAAAGACTGAACTGGTCTGTTGTTGTTGTTGCCGTTCATAGCAAAAATTTAAGAAATGAAAAAATGACCGGAAGTGAACGGCAACTATCATGCGGTGCATGAAAAATTCGGGCGGCATTACTGCTCGCCACCTTCCGGCCAATAAGTTTAATTGAATTCGCACCATAAAAATTTGATAGTAGCCGTTCAAAGCTGATGCGAAAATAGGATGATTGTTTTTTACAGCAAATTTTTTATTTTTCGCTCTATTCCAATATTTTTAAAATAGTCCCTTGCAGGTCTGATTTGGCACGTATGCTTTGGGTAACTATACCGCCAAAAGCATTTTTGCCCCGGTATTTCATTTCTAAAACAAGGTAATCGCCATTATCCCAATATTTTGTTTCTACGTGCTCAAAGCTGCCGGGGTCGTTCATATTGTCTTTTACCAGTTTTACTAAATTTATATGGCTGCCATCCCATTCATTGAACGCTTTTTTTATAACCTTATCCCGGTCTTTTTTTTCTTCTTCCATCCGCTCCGCCTGGTTGGCTGCTTCTTTTACTTTCCGAATGCTGTCTTTTTGCTGCGGTGTAAGCGATGCTTGATAAGCGTTGTCTGCCTTGTTTATTACGAGCAAAAACAATAAGATAATAGCAGCAACAATGCTAAGAAATACCTTGTGCCATGTTTTCCATGGAGATTTTGTTGTCATTTTTGTTGTTGGTTTTATGCGTTTTAAAAGTGTTTCAAACGTAATTTAATTATTCCAAAGCTCATCGTTCAAATACGTAGTAAGGTATTTTTTTGCAACACCAGGCGGAAGGCTGCGAACGTATTTGGCGTAAAAAAAGTACGCTTTTCGCTGGTTAGCTACGTCCATTTTAGCCCATTTGGCAAGGCTTTTCTTCTTGCTGCTACGGTCGCTGTCATCGTACCGCTTCCACATCATGTCAAAGGTAATTTCTTCAAAAACCTCTTGTATTACTACTGTTTTACTGGTTTTCTTAAGATCGTTAAGTTCGTCTGAGGTAAGCGGCAGCAAACGTAAAACCTGTATCATTCGTTTATGCTCAATACTGCCAATTACTTCAAACTTTACCAGCAACTTTTCCGGGTTGTAAGTAACCCGTACTTCGCCATCAAACCGGCTGCTGCTTATGCTGTACGTGGTATTCATAAATTAAAATGGTAGTTTATCGCCTTCGGGGCCGGTTATGTATTCAATTTTTACCATACTGCCACTAATTGGCAGCGTGGCGTTGGCTTCTATCTGCATTAGCAGGTGCAAGGCGTATGTTACCAGCGCGTTGTTACTTAGCGGGTGCGCGTCCATCCACTTAGCTACCTCTGGGCTAACCCTAAAATTTTTCTGTATACTTTTTTTAACTTTCATAGCAATATGCAAGCAAGTTGAAAGCATTAGTTGCGCCAATACAAACGTTAGCGGTCAGCTTAAAGACAGCCACTCCCCAGTTAAACCGAAGTAGAAATTTTGCAACTCGTGGACAAATTCCATTTTGCTAAACCTATGACCCTCAAAATCGAAAGTATACGTTGTGTTCCATTCGCCTTTTGTATGTGGTTTCGACAATACAAAATCTAAAATCATGCCGCCACTTTTAAAGTCTTTACCAATGTAGCCATCTTTATAATCGCCATCAGAAAAACCAAACGTCTTTAAATGTTCTGCGGTAAGCGGAATAGGCGAGTGGACTAAATTAAATCCTTTCGGGTCTTCGCTAAGCCATTTAAGGTCTTGCCAGTCAATTACAGAAGGCAAAATTTCTCCTTCTGCTGTATTATAATTTAAAACATTTCCACACTTTAAATCGTGCAGAGAAAAAGCCGAACCGCTAACATCGGCTTGGCAAGATTGGGGGTTTTGTTTTGAATTTTCCATTTGTATTTCTATTTAAAATTTGTACTAAAATTGAGCGATTGTGCTTCTAAGTCCCAAACCTCGCCAAGCCGAGAAACGTTATGGGCAAGCTACAGCGGGCGTTTCCATTTTGGATTTGTACTTATAATCCGACCAGCTACAACTTTTGAAAGTTGCCCGATGATTAACCCACCTT